TAGTACCTGGTTCAGCAGGTGTGTAAAAACTTTCGTCGATTACAGAAACCTGTACGCCTGGTGAAGTTAAAGCCATTTTAGTGGTCTCCTTTATTACTCATAATATTTAGCGTATGTTTGGTAAAATAGCCCGTTATAACATCTAGAAAAGGGTACGAAAAGGGCGGTTGCTAAATATTGTATGCGACCTTTATGTAAAACCTGTGATTCCAAGCCTTGTGCAGTGAACTACTACAAGGCAAAGAAAGTATTTTACAGGAGTCAGTGTGACAGTTGTGCTCGAGGCGCCGCACCTAAAAAACCTAGATGGTATCAACTAGGCTATAGGCAAAAAGACTTTTGTGAAAAGTGCGGGTTTAAAAGTAAGAATACAAGAGTGTTTAATGTATTCCACATAGACGGAAATTTAGATAACTGTAGACCCACTAACCTCAAGACAGTGTGTGCAAACTGCCAACGTGTACTACATCAAGAAGGTGTTAGGTGGCGGCAGGGAGATTTGACACCAGATTTTTAATTGCTAGATATAGGTCGTCGATACTGCCATTATTGTCTAACTCTGCGTCGAATTTCGTGCCTACCCATGCTGTTTCGCTGGCGTGAATTCCTGTGCTTTCTAGTTTAGTTTTACTAGAAGACCACATCATATTACCGTCGGGACCACGATTTACGTTCACTGCGGCATCATACCATTCGGGTAATGCACCTCGTTTGATCCACACAATCCTGCCGCCTGCACGACGAATACTGGCAATTTCGTTAGGGAAACGACAGTCGGAAATTACAATGTTATCTGAGGAATTACGCAGTTTGTTTTCTAGGCTAGCGATCCAAGTATCGTCATGAAATCCTCTGCGGCACACTTCTGTGCCCCAATATTGTAGTACCCAACGTGGTGTTAAGTTGGGCATGTTTAAGCGTTCTGCCCACCAAGGATCTACTTGTTCGCGCCATTCACGGGCAGTTTTAGTGCGTCCTTCCAGCATGGTTCTATCCCAACCAAATACTGCGGCAACTGCATCTTTTAATGTATTGGCAAAACTTTCGCGTCTAAATTCGTGAAAGTTAACTAGATAGTCAGCAACTGTGTCTTTGCCCGAACCAATAAAACCGCACACACCTATAATCATAGCGTCTCCTTAGATAACGCTAGTATATAACAGTTTTATTACAAGGTCAAATTATTGTTAGCCAATAATAAATGTATAGCCACGTCCGCCGGCAACTTGAGTGATTAATTCTGCTTCTAATTTTTCCATTTCAGCAGTGCCTTCTGATTTCATGGCTGAACCGTTAAGTGCTGTGCCGCCTTGAGGGCCAGCAATTTGAGCAAACTTTTCACGGGCTTGTCCTAGCATAAGTTTACAGTTAGCCAAGGTATAATCTTTAACCCACTGTGTAGCATAGACATCATTAAGAATACCGATGTCAGGACGATAGTTATAGCAGTAAAGCATTAGTTCTTCGTCACTGTTACGTGGACGTTGTAACAATGTTAATTTGTGACTTTGACTGTGCCATTTAAATTCAATAAAACTACCAAACATACGACCAATCATTTCTTGGTACTGAGCAAACAGTTCGTAGGTTAATATGCCGCCCATGTTGCTACTGGATAACAAATAAGTGTTTGTATAGGCCAAGTTAAACGGTTCAAAAATTGTTCCGCCTTGTCCTGACCCGGTTCTTGAACCAATACTACGACGGAATATTTGACGTACTTCTATGACTTCTTTGGGTAATATGTATGTGTTCTGATCCTGTACAGTAGTTAAGAACATATAACTTTCTTCTACTGAACTGTCACCGCGTTGACGATATTTTCCTAGAGCACGTTCTAAGGCTGTTTCATAGTGCTTGGGATCTAGTTCAACATCAATCATGCCGTCGCCCAGCATGTTTTTACAATAGTCATAGACTGCTGTTTTTGCTTGTTGTAGTTCGTTAATTTCTGTAGTTGGCATAATAATATTATTTACCGTTTCTTAAAGTTAAAGGCCACGCTTATTCTGACCTGTTCGCTGGTATTAGGCAGTACTCTATGCTCTAAACTACCAGAAAATACTAGTAAATCTCCGGCTCGAGGGTTCTCTGTCCAATATGCTCCACCCTGCTTAAACTCTATAAGACCTGCAGGAACTTGTACATATAGCACTCCGACCTTGTCCCACTGACTGTGCGTGTGCCAACCCGTGCCTTCGCCTGGTAGATTAACATTAAACCACCAAGTGTCTATACTACCGTGTTCTGCTTCAACTGCTCTATAAGTTGCGTCAAACCAAGGAAAAGGCTGACCAGTATAACCTATACTCTGCCAGCCTGTGCCCAATCTGCGTCTATGGTCTAATTCACGCAGGCGTTGAATATTTTCCGCAAGATCATCCGATAACATCCAAGGCCCACTCTATTCCACCATTATAGCCAATAAAGCCGTACCCGCTGGTATATGTTTCAATACTGCCGCCCAACTCGTACTGTTGTGTAAATGTCCAACTGGTCAAATTGGCTGGATTGAAGTCTACTTTAATTTCAATCGTTCCAGGTACAAGTTCAACAGCATCGCCTATCACTGTGCCAGACTGTGTTTCGCCGTCTGTAACGGTCCATCCACCTTTGACATTTAACACGGTAAACGGTGTATCTGCGTTCCAGGCAATATTAGTAGAATTCCAAGGTGTTCTGCTCTTACCGCTAGAATCCGTGTTTAAACTATTAGAGTCTATAGCCTTTAACAACAATTCTGTATAGTAGTTGCTCCAAAGCGGAGTTGTTGGTACGGTAATGGTACTCTGTGTAGGATCATACATTGCCCGATTCTTAACAACTCTAAAGTTGGTAATAAGTCCTTTGAAGCCGTTACCAGCATCGGAATCGATACCTACATAAAAAATACTTCCGTCATTTGCGACCCTAGCAGTTCTATTTCCAGTAACAACTCTAACGCCGTCTTTGTATATAGATAAAACCGTGCCATCGCTGACCATAGCCCAGTGTTGCCAAGTATTGTGTACAACACTGATCCCGGTGCCAATAGCATTGCCGCCTGCCCACCCGTAGTAGATGCCTTCGAGACTGAATCCTATTGACTGAATGGGATAAGTGGCAACTCCAAACACTCGAGGAAAGGTGCTGGGCTGTGTGGAATTGCTTTTATGAAACCATTCTACGGTCCAGGGCAGATATGTGTTGCCGCCACCGCCACCGCCACCACCCCCTCCACCGCTGGTGTTGCTGGTTAATAATATCTGTGATATAGGCATCTTATTTCCTTACTCTGATTCAACATTGCCGGCCAACACCCACTGGTCCGTGCCAATCTTTAACAGCGTGGCCATACCGTAGGCAAACAAATCAAAATAGCCACCGTTTGAGTAATTATCATCACCGGGAATCATCACTTGTATACTGCTGCCTTCTGTGTAGATAGTCACGGCATCTCCACGAGGGTTTACAATGGTAATCACTGTGCCTATTGGAAACTCCACACGACTATTGTAGGGAATACGAATTTGTTCAAGGTCGTCGGTACAGAGAATGTGATGTCCACGATCATTCAAACCCAGAGTATAGTCTATGCCATTGAACAGTCTCTGTGGAATGTCTGTGGCTGAAGTACTCTGTTTAGTGCCATCTGGGAACACAATGTTGCCGCCGTCTGTGTCACGAACAACTTCTACTACCATAGTTGGATAGTAAGCATACTGTGCATAGTCACCGGTGTTGTCAGTCACTGTCACTGTGGTTGTAGGGTCAATTGTTGGAGCACTACTGTCGCCTAAAATGCCAGCATAGTTATCAGCGTCTTCTAGGTCAACTGTGGCAACATCGTAGTTGATGTTGTTGATACTGGTTGGTCCGCTGGTCAACACATTGACATCTGTGTAGCGGAACTGTCCGTACTCACCTGTACCTGAACCATCTAGAGGCAAGCGTGCCGCCCAAGCCCAGGTATAGTCGTTGGTGCTGTTATGACCTGTGATATAGAAACTGTGAGCGTCTACAACTAAAGTTTCACCCCAACTGCCAAGATCTGTGTCCTGGTCAGTGATAGCGGATAGCCAACGCTTCCACACAGTTTCTCCTGCGGGTGTAAGTAAGAACACTTTGATAGCATCGTCGTCGATGTCATTGTTGTTGTATTCAACTGCTACTAATAGATTGCCATCTGCTGTGCGAGCAATGGCCGAGTCATAACCATCAGTGATTCTCTGCCACTGGACTGTGCCTGATCCGTTTAACTTGCTAATAATAATGTCACTGCTGTCGTTTTCGTGTACAACATAGATATCTGTGCCAATAGTCGTCACAGACTGTGCTTGGCAGTCGTCATTTTCATCGTTGAGTTGGCGAGCCCATAACAATGTGCCTGCGTTGCTGAACTTGTAGACCACAGCCAAATCGTCCAAATTGCCCTCAGCCAATTCTCCTTCTGCTTCACCTACTGCGATAATATTGTCTTCGCTGTCTATGGCCACGGCGTATATCTCGTCAAGGTCATCGGTGGCAGTACCAAATGTACGCTGCCAAGTAGGAGTAATCAGTAGACTTTGGTTTTCTTTTGAGTAGACTAGATCCCAAGAACCTTCCGCAGTAAAGTCAACTGCGGTAGTAGTGTTTAACTTCCAAATGGTAGATTGTGCGACTCCTGACATACTGTTGATGTAAAAACTAAACTCGTCTTTATAAAGGTTAATGGTTAGATCATTGGCTGTGCTGGCACCGCCTAGACTTGTTCCTGGGATAACAATCACATCACCATTGACATAATTAGATCCATTGGCAGTAATCTCACGATTCCAGTAATTGTTGTAATTGTTGTCGTCAAACGGTCCTTCCAGTGTAAGAGTAAATCCTGAACCTACATCTGTGTTGGTACCTGATAGACCAGTAGCAGTAGAAGTACTAGTTCCAAAGGCTGCACCTGTATTGGTTACACTAGTAATAGCACCCGCATCTACGGTAGCCACTGTAAGGATGATATCGTTGTCTGGTGTTGCTCCAGTGTAAGTACCATTGCCTATTGTAAAGGTATTGACATTATTATCAAGGGTGACCATTGGGCTAACGTTTGTAACCAATGCCCAACCGTAATAGGATGTTCCAGAAATAGCACCGTAAGAACCAGTAATTTCTCCCGTTACACTACCCAGTGAAGTTGTATTAAAAACAATCGAATCACTATCGGTTAGTAGAGTTTTAGTATTTGCTGGGTCAACTGAGTCTGACTGTAGAGCAAAGTAAGAAGTTGAACCGTCACTGAAGATTTTGTAATCACCGAGCGTAAAGTCTATACTAGCCGCAAAGTTCTGAGTGTTCTCGTCACCGCTGGTTAAACTTGTGCCTAAGATCTTAATCTTGTGTCCTACTAGATAGTTTGAGCCACCATTAACAACACTAGCACTATAAGTTCCATTACCGAGATTTTCAATGTCAAATGTAGCACCTGTACCTTGTCTTGTAGTACCAGTCAATCCTGTATAGCGGTCTACATAGGCAATGTCCTCAAACACACTAAATCCTGTGCCGCCAATTTGCCAAGTGTTAGGGTTGGGTGTAAGATCAGGAATAGCACTTCTTAGAATGTTAATCACACCAGTGCCGCTGCCTGTTTGTGGCAATACAGGAAACTCTTCGCTGTACTCGCCGTTTTTGAAGCCGCCCAATACATAGGTACCTGTGCTGGTCCAGGCAATGGTAGTTAGTCGAACATCGCCATTGGAATCTGCGAATTCCTTGTGATCTAAAATACGACCAGTGTCTTGATCTATAGTGAATAACACGCTGTAGGTATTATCACCAAAGATCCAACAAATAACCATAATATGGCCTGTGGTTGGATGAATTTTAAGGCAGGATACTTCGTTGTTGTAACCATCATCATCTTCGTCAATTGACATACTCCACAGTCTTTCACCTTCAGGACTGATCTTTGTTACAAATGTTCGATCTAAATCTGTATCTTCACCTGCTAGATAACTGTTGCCCTGAGAGTCTACGGCAATACATTCACCGCGGATGTCATCATTGGCTTCGCGACTGTCTATGCCCATAAACCAACCTACTTGACTTTGTGTCAGTCTTAGGTCGCCATCGTTGGGGATAGTCAGTGTACCGTCGGCACCAAATGTATATTGATAAGTTTCGCTCTGTACTAGGCTGTTGGCTATTTTAATATCAGTGTCTGCTACCAGTGTAGAAGTTTCTGCGGTAATAGTTTCATTCCAGTTCGCGTGAGTCAAAGGACTGTCGCTGGTGGCGTAGGTCACAAAGCGAGCCGGCACACGGCTTTCTGTAAAGTTTAAACCACCGATGGTCAAGTCAGTGCCTTCTGTAGGCAACTGTGTCACAAAGTAATCGTATTCGTTGTCTGCTGAACTGCCATTTCGAAACGGTGTGGTATTCCAACTGTAGCCGTATCCGTCTACCGCAAACTTGTCATCGAATACTGCTATGGCCTGACCGCGGCTGAATTCTGGACCATCGGATTCCTCTTCTTGTAGGTTGGCCACATCAACATAGCGTTGCCAAACAACATTGCCCAGTGTGTCGTAGCGAGCCACAATCATCTTGTTCTGTCCAAGATCTTCACGATCCTCTTCTGAAGTATCACCGGGTAGTCCAGTGGTTTTCTTGGCAAATGTCAAGGATGATAGATAAACATCGCCTGTGGCAGTGGCTGTCAAACCCGCAATCCAACTGCCGCAAGGTCCTGGGCCAAGTCTGCGTGTCCACATTACTACACCGCTGGAATTTAACTTTGTCAATATGCCAGCAGACTTATCTGGATCGTTGTCGATATTGCTGTTAGTAGTTTCAACTTGATAGGCACCTACCACATAGATATTGCCCAGAGCGTCTGAGGCACAATCGCCACTGTACATATCATAGTTGTCGGGTGCTTCTAGACTCTTAGTCCATACAGGCTCTAGGTCTTGGTCTAGTTTTTCAATGAACATCTTACCAACACCGCTGTCCTCGTACCAACCAGTGATAAACACATTCTCATCAGGGTCAACATCAATGCCAGTGAGCACCACCAAACCATTGTCGGGTTGTTGTAGGGATTTTTTCAACAGTATTGAACCATTGGCAGCACTGATTTCCAATACTAATATATTGGTAGGTTCGGGGCCATCGCTGGCGATCAAAATCGCTAAGGCCAATGTGGTAGTGCTCTTTTCTTCAATGTAAGCACCGTATGCTGGAATCGGACCAATGTTATAGTCTTTCTTCCACAGTATCTCACCTATAATATCAAACTTGATCACTATGACTACAGGGGCATCGATTCCAACAGTAATATAAGCACGGTCTGAACTGTCTATGGCCAGGGCCATCGGATAAGTATCACTAAATGTTTTTTGCCAGGCTATGTTGCCTGTGGCTGTGTATTTGGTAATAACTGTGACATCGTAATCGGCAGCGTCATCATAAGTTCTGGTCAATGCGTAAAGATTACCTTGGCTGTCATAACGCAGAGCACTGGGAGTAGTACCTCCCTGTTCTTTACGCTGTGTGGCAATCCAGTGTTCTGTGCTTCCTGCTGTGACCACAACATTGCCTTCAGCAGTAAGAGTAGCACCATCGCCCCCACCATAACTTAACTGTGTCCAAGTGTTGGTACCATTACCATACTTGACCTTGCCAGTGTCTGTTTCTAATCCTGGTTCGCCGGCGGCTAGTACGGGATTAGTTTGTGTCCAGTTTGCCGCTGTGTCACGGCGTAGTTTGATTCTTGTTGTCATTGTTTATGCTCCGTTGCCACCGTCCAAGGTGTTGTCTAAATCATCGTTGTACTCAGTATCAGCGAGCCCGCCTACTGCTATGTAACTGCTTCTGCCTGCCAATGCTGGTACTGCTGTGCTCCAGCGATTGCCCGTCCATTGATAGGTCACAGCATTGTCACCTACGAATTCTTGCCCTAGTGTGGGCTCTGTTGGAAATGTTATTGCCATTTTAGTGTCCTATTCATATTTATCGGTTTATGGTCCTGTGTATAAACCATACAATGATATCCACTCACTATCGGCCCCAGAATAGATTAATTCTGCCGGACCGCTGGTAGCAGTAATTTGCTTACTATTGTCAATAGTCAATGTACAGTTTGTACTGGTGTTTATAATGACTAATCTCTGTCCGGGTGTACCCGCAGGCAAGTTTACATTGTGTGTGTCGGATCCTGTGTATCCATCTGCTGGCTGACAATATAACAAGTTGAAGTTGAGGTTAGTAATAGTTAAGTTTGTGTTAACACCGTCAAACTCGTATATGTATTCACCCTGTGTAAAAGCAGTAGTTTGAACTGTGTTGTCTGGAAACGTAACTGCGGAAGTTGTAAAAGAAAACGCACTTCCTTCAAACGTTAATGTTAACTCAGTCGCGGCATAACTAAACGGGAGTGTATCTCCAGACACGAAAGTATAGTACAGGTCATTTCTATTTGGTGCTACAGGGTTGCCACCGGCAAATTGTGTAAACGATACTACGGTGTTGTAGGTAATTCCGTCAACAACTGTGTTAACTGTAAATTCTGTTCCTGCTGTTAATGTTGCTAAGAAGTTATAGAACCTAGTACTGATAGGAGAAGGTGTAAAGTTAGGAGGACCTGTGTTGCTTTCTACTCTAATATAACCCGAGCCGTCGCCGTAATCGCCAATAATAGTTCCTGTGAAGTCTGTGCCTAGAGCGAATTCTAAACTGCTTGCGGCAGGAATCACTACACCACCGGGATAAGCAGTGGTCTGTACAGTATTATCTGGGAATGTTAGATCGCCACCTTCACTAAATGTCCATCTGCGTAGTGTTGAGTCTGAAAGATTAACTTCAATGTTGATAGCGGTTTCACTGCGGATGTTACCTGGAATAGTTAGATCACCATCTGGGCCAAAGGCCCATTGTTTATCAGTTACTTCTACTACAATACCTCCGTCGCTGGAGATGCTAAAAGCCTGCAACGCTTGTATGCGGCAGTTATTACCGCCAAACAGTATTGGACCTTGATCTGGCAGTGTTAAACTACCATCTGGTCCAAACAACCATTGATAACTTTCTCCGGTCTTATCAGTTGTAATAAGGAATCCTGGAGGTGCTCCATCGTTGTCAATTCTAATCTCAGTATTGTCGCCACCAATAGTAACAGTGGCGTTTGTACCCGATGTACCATAACTATCTATGGTCATGCCATTTGGTAGTGTTAGTGTACCATCTGTGCCAAGTACTAGTTCATTATCACCGTTGACTAACTTGTTAGTGTTTGCCGAGGTTAATACCGTAGCATCTGCGAATGTGATTGAATTAACATCAATGTCAGTCTGCGGTGGAGGTATAATAACAGGACTTGAATCAACCCACTGGTCCATATACTTGATGTACATACGGGCTTCTTGAGTATTAAACCATAGTGTGCCATTTGAGGCTGTGGGTGCTGTGTCCTGACGTACTACTGTTGAACTACCGCCTGACTGTCCAGTGTAGGCTGTGGTCTGTACTGTGTCGTCTGGGAATGTGATACTACCGTCTGAGCCAAAGCGCCAATTCTTTACGGCATCACCTTGCCCACCAGCACGAGTTCTAATATCGATGGGTACGCTGTTCCAAGTTTCCAAACGCATACCACCATATACATTGCCTTGGCTGTGGGTCTGTACATCCATGTAAATGGTGCTGGATTCGTTTTCAGAAAGGATAGCACCTTGATAGCGCGATTCATTTTCTTGAGAATCTCCTGTGGGTAATAACAGTGATCCGTTGCTCTGTAGAGATACAACAAAGTCACCGTTGACTAGTGTACTGCTACTACCGCCACCACCACCTAATACACTAGCACCACTGCTGTTGACAATATCACCGCCTGCTGGTAATCGTAGTCTTGTGGTACTATCCACATGTTCAAAAACAAAATCTTTACCACCCTCGCCTGTGTTGACTTCAATATGAGCACCGGCGTTGTCAACCCATACATAGTTGTTGTTGCTTTCTATCTGTGCGTACTCGCTACCAACGACATTAGTCTCAGGAGATTCTAATCTAATTTGTGTTGTTGAAGTAATGTTGACATCAAGTCCATCACCGTAGATGGTAAGTTCGTCATCGTCGCTGTTAATTTCGATGCGAGATTCTCTGTAATATCTAAACTCAATATTGGTTATTGTGGTAGGATCTGCGGGAGGCGGCGCATAGTTAGAAAAGGTAATACTACCTCCACCTCCAGTCCAACCGTAATACTCGATAAATTCTCCTTCGTTGACGGAAATTGTAATACCGACAGCACCACCTAAACTATCGTTGAGGAAAGCCTGAAGATCATTAGCACCGTTAAATGCCAGTTGTCCACCACTACCTCCGTCGCTGGTCCATACTGCTGAGGACCAACCTCCGCTGAACGCGGCAGTTCGGTAGTTGCCTCGTGCTCGCATTTCTGCTAGACCATTATCTGGATCTAGTTTAAGGTAGGCTCGAAGAACTTCGTCCTCATCTCCAACTTCTATTCTAATAGTGTCACCGTCAGGAGCATAGATAGTGGTGTCATTAAAGTTGATATTGCCAGTGTTGGCGCCACCGCCAAAGATATCTTCGTACTCTGCGTCTTCTGCTTTGACGTTAACACGGAATGGAATCTGTTGCCAGTCGCTGGCATTGAATGTAGCAATAGCACCTGCGACATTAGTAGCGTACATATTGTTGTCGCGAGCATAGTTTGCTTCTGCCTTGGTCCAACCGCCGCCAGTTTCATCAACAGTTATTTCGTCAACTTGATCATCGTCCATTTGTGCGATATAAGTTGCTGGTGCGTAATTAGCACTAGGTGTTTGTCCTGCTAGTATTGCGTAGCGAGTAGCATCAATGACTGTGACTGTGCCTGTGATAGTGGGATTTGGTCCCCAACGATCTTCGTCTTCGATTTCTTCTGCGTAGTAGCCTGTGGCTTTTGTCAATCCAGGAAGAACTAGTTTTCCGGTGTCTGATTCTGAGATAACATTATTGCCAATATAAACTGATCCTGGACCTACATACAAGTGACGGAATCTATTTGTTGGTGTACCTAAGTCTTGTAAGTTATCGGTGCTGGGAATAAAATCGCCGGTGGCATTTAGTGTAATATTCAATAAACCATTGACCACTGCATCTGGATTAGCATCAACACCATCAGCACCATCTGCGCCTTTTTCTGCTATCTTAGTCCAGAATGTTCCCTCAGCGGGTGTATTTCCTGTATTGCCGCCGTTAGC